GAGTTACCACCGCTAAATGCAGTGTAGAATGTAGCATACTTAAATGTCTTCTTTAATGTTTGTCCTTTTGCCTCAAGTGATGTACCTAATATAAAGACTACAATCATAATTAAGGTATAGACAAGTACAGTTAAATCTTTCTTCTGTGTCATTAGAATTCAAATCCAAAGTTGAGTATCATAAATCTAAATCTTGGGCACGCACCTTTCTTTTTTTTACTACATGCTGGGCATGGGCAAAACGAAATCTCAAGCACGCTTACTGTACCTAATCTAAAGTTTAACTCATACTTCTCTTTTTTGTTATAAGAGTTCCAACTGTTAATCCAATTTACTTTCATAATTTTATGTTTTTCTTTTTTGTTTTCTATAGTCTCTCATAGCTTCTCTTCTATCTCTACCTTGTTTGAAAGAGCCATGAGCAAATTTGTTTGCTTCCTTAAAGTTGTCAAATTCATAAGTTTCTCCAGCAGCCACAGCCTCATCGAAGGACTGATCTATTGGCTCCCCTTCTTTGTCAAAGGTTATTGTGGGGTAAGCATAATGCTTTCCATCAAAGCTAACCGTTGCCATCTTATGAGTTTCTATAGAACCATCAGGAAGCGTATTCTTAAGACCCTTTCGGATAGATCTAGCGTGTTTTTTCTTGTCACGCAAACTTCTTTTTTTTACAACTCTCATGACTTAATAATTTTCTTATTAATAATTATTCCGTTATATTGTATTACAACTTCGTACACACCTTTAGAGAGCTGTGAAAGGTCTATAATTTTTTCTGTAGTGTCTAACACTATAATTTCTCCAAGTGCGCTGTATACGCTTGTAATCGCCTCAGAAGGAGCGTTGATATTCAAAACATCTTGAGCAGGATTAGGATATACAGATATATCCCTAATATTTTCCACAACACCTTGCGGCCAACCTTGTTCGCAATATGAGTATAAATCCACACATGTCTCGTCCCATGCAACCTCACAGCAGTATGGGTCAATATCTATAATCCAAGCGTAACACCCGTCGTTTAGCCAGTATGGTTCTCCAGCACCAGTAATACAGCCTGCATCATACAAACAAGATTCCTCATCAGAAGTGTTAGCTAACTCATTGTAATTAAATGCATCAGGGTCCATACAATCAATTAAAACTTCAATACACGAGCCGTTGTCTGTATTAGCCAGTTCATCATAATTAAGAGCATCAGGATCAGTGCAACCATAGATATAAGGAATACAGCTAAAATCTTCTGTGTTAGCGGATGAGTTATAGTTAAGCATGCTAGGATCAGTGCAACCATAGACGTAAGGCTCACAATTAGAAGGGTCGTATTCGGCATTTGCAGCAGGATTATAATTAAACATAGTATTGTCAGTGCATCCATATACGAATGATTCACACTCTCCGTCATCTATATTTGCACTCTCATCATAATTGTAAGCGGATGGATCCATGCATCCGTATATATAAGGTATACAGCTATCATCATCTACATTAGCAGATGGTAGGTAGTTATATGCTAAAGGATTCATACACCCTAGCACCACAGGCACACAACCCTCGTTGTCAACATTTGCTTCTTCGTTGTAGTTAAACGCATCCTCATCCATGCACCCAAAAACGGCTACTGTTTCACAGCTGCCATCATCATAGTCAGCTTCATAACCCTGAGTGTAATACTCTAAGTAACCAGCTTGTGCGCAGCCAGCTTGATAGTAGCAGCTACCATCCTCTGTATTAACAGCAGAGTCATAGTTCTGTGCATCCTCATCCATGCAACCGTATGTATAAGGTTCGCAGTAGTTGCCACATCTTAAGTAAGGAGTATATACTTCGTCAGGATCTATTGGGTCCAGCCATGGATTAGTTCCCTTTTCAAAGACTATGTTGCCATTAGGACTTATTAGTTTAAATCCACATTGCGATACATCAGTGCTTGTGCCTCCTTCTCCAAAGAAGCTGCCAAACTCTACTTCGTAAAACTTAAACTCTACGTGTGTTTGAGAGCTTACTGTTATATCATAGAATGCTTGTTCTTCTGTGCAAGTAAACGCACCAATAGGTTCTCCATCTTGAACGACACCTAGATAAGACCCGTCCCATCCATCACCACCTCCGTCAAACAGCATAAGCGTATATTCACACTCAGGGATGTAGTCCATTATATTTGCTTCTGGGTCGTAATTAAATGCGTTCTCATTAAGACATCCAGCGACTGCAGGAGTTACACATAAGCTAGAATCATTATTTGTAGCAAGAGAGTTGAACTCTAAGTAGTCTGGATCTAAACAACCAAATGGCGGATTGTCTGGAGGACATGGGTTTAGTAGGTTAGGCACGCTAAAAGCTTCATATCCGTAGTCAGGATTCTGACCTTCAAATGGCAATATGCTGTATATTGTGTTACCACACTCCGTGTACACTAAAACATCTCCATCAGTAAATCCTCCTGTTGTAGATCCTGCGAGTCCGTCTCCAAATGTGTCATATATGTTAAATGTAAATTCTACTCCAAGCGGTATGCAGTATTCTGTTGTCACAGTAAGTCCCTCTGTCTGGTAAAAACCTACTTCCTCACTAGCTAATACTATTGGTATACTATCTGTTGTAACTATCTCCCAGCTTGTTTCCCACTGAGAATATGTATCTGCTGTAATGCTTACATATACTTTTTGTGTAAATAGATCTCCGCACTCTGATACTTCACCGTACTGACAAGACTCGCCAAACTCACTTTCTATACCAGCAAAAGGATTGTAATTTGTAGCTAAGGAATCTAGACAGCCTATACCACAGTTAGGATTTTCTAAAATTAAAGTATCCATAATGCCGTTAGGAGATTCTATTATAAAATAATACTCATCATTAGATACAGGTGAAGATGGAACTCCCCCATAAAAACTATCAAAAAACCACTGACCATATGGTACAAACTGTAAGTTGTCTAAATCGTCACCCCTATAAAATCCTATTGGCTCGCAGTTTGGAGAAACAGGTTCCCACATAACTTGAAGCTGACCTTGATTTGGAGCAAAAGGAAAACAATCTATCTGACCTTGAAGCCCTTGAACTCCACATTCAATAGGAGGTATGCTATCAAAACTAGGTTGAGCAACCAGAAGAGATGGTAAAAAAAATATAAATAATAATAGGTATCTCATGTTAAAGATTTTGAATTAAGAGTAACCTCTACACTAATTTTAGAAGGAGCTGTTGATGTAGCAACATTAGCAGAAGGAGCTGTTGCTTTTGATAATATAGCAGATGGGCTAGTTACAGATAAACTGCTATTGCTTATTGTTATCGTTATAGACATTGTTATGCAAGTATGCTGCTATCTTTATTAATTGTAAACTTACCTGTAAGTATTGTTTTGAAATTTGGTTCACCATTAACAAAATCGCTAGAGTCAATGTGCTGAATATCATATTGATGAGATCCAGAAGTTACATTTTTCATCTGCGCTCCTGTTAACTCAAACTTAACTTTACCAGTAGCAGTTTCAGCAGTGGTGCTAACATCATCCGTTATGCTTGCAGTTATGACTGCCTCAGTGGTTATACCAGAATCAACAAAATTATCTGTGCTTATAGGTATAACAGATTCTCCATTTATATTTTTACCTATAACTAAAAAATTAAAACTATCATTATGAAGATTCAAAAGATTACCACTTGAATCTTTTAACGTAAGTTCTAAGCTAAATGAATCACCTCTTCTACAAGTGATGTCTAGTTTTTTAGATGTATCAAAATTTACTTTTGCCATTACTGTCTTAATATGTCATCTATTATTGATTCTTGTGAAGAGTCTTCCTGTATATCTTCTATAAGCTCTCCTCTCTGACCTTTTCTCTGAGATATAAGTTTACTCTGTTCTGCGGCTTGCTTTTTAACCCTGCCGTCTTTTCTGTCTTCTTTTAATACTTCAATCTTTTCTTTAAATTCTTGATCGTCAGTTTTAAATCCTAGTGTAGCCTGAGCCCTAATTGTTTCTATTTCTTTTTGTAGTTCGTGTCTAGCTTGAGCAACTTGTATTTCTAGCTGAGCCTTCATCTGCATCTTTTGAGCTTCTATCTGAGCTTCCATTTGCATCTCTTGCTGTCTACCTTGAGAGGCAGCTACGGCAGCTTGCTGAGCTTGTTGCGCCTGCATCTGAGAATTTTGTTGAGCTTGCTGTTGCATTCTCTGTATTCTCTTTTTTCTTCTAACAACTAAAAGTCTTTCTGCTTGATTAATATCCTTTAAGTTTCTTATTGCCATTGCGTCTTCCAGATCAAGCTCCTTTTGTTGTAATGACATTTGTATATTCTGCTCTAGGTACGCCTTCTCCTTATCTTCCATTTCTTTTTGAACAGTAACTCCAAAGTTAAACATAGGCAGATCTCCAAAGGAGCTTAACACATCCATGTTAGAATCTCCTATTGCATTTTTATAAGCCTTCATTATCACTGACTCTGGCGGTATAATCTGCAAACACTTAACTATATCTTGACAAACCTTCTTAAACAATATCATGGAAGCATTTGTTATATCATATATAGCATTGTTTCCTGCAGCTATAGCTTGTTCTCTAACACCAACAAGAGCATCTCCTTTTGGAGTAGAGGCATCCATAGCTTCGTTAACTCCTGTTGTATCTCTTATCAAGCGTAAGTAGTGATTATAGATTCCTATCAGTTCGTTTATATTACGTATGCTGTTTCCTATCTCACGCACTGGAGGGTTTTGAAAACCTCCCTCTGGGTTCTTACTTCTGTAGTAGAAGACACCAGTCTGTTCATATATATCGTGAAGCTCTAATGGTTGAAGCTCACCACCCTTTCCTAACTGTACGTTTTCTAAACCTTCGATGTCAATAATCAATCCATCAGGTTTTGCTTTAGCTATGGCCTGCTGTATTTTAAGGTGGGTAATCTGCAACATATCAGCAAATCCAACACAGCTGTCTACCATAGATTTAGGCATCATGTTTCTAAAGTTAGTAGCAACAACAGAGTAACCCATTGTTGTTCTACCTATATCATGAACATTTCTAGGTACGTTATTTTTTAGACCGTAGTTAAATAACTTGCCTGCACCCATAATATACATACCTCCGTATACAGTAACAAGATCCATCCTGTGTGGCTTTCTTTCAAAAACACCACCAGTTTTTTCTTTGTAGTTAAATCCTTCGTAGAAGAAGTTAACATTTCCAAATCTATTTTCTTTCTCTTCAAAATGCATACAGTCAACAGAGAGAAACTCAAAGTCAAGAACCTCTATCCTGTATTCGTCATAACCATATATTGTTCTGTTATTTACAGAATCGTATCTTGAGTTATAGAAGTTAGATGTATCGTAGTTTTTACTTTTAGCAGCTTCTTTTGCTATCTCTTTATATTGTTCCTCTGTAAAAGTATCTCCAGCTATTCTCTTTAGCTCAGATATAGTCATGTTTTTTACATGCCCAGCATATACTAAATCAGAAAAGCTAGGGTCTTCAGTATAGCTATGAACAAAAGTAGAAGGATCAATATAGTCCGTCTTAATACCGTAGCTTGGATCATTTGTTCTTCTAACGACACAGATACCTATGTCAACTAAATCTTTTACAGCTCTTCTAAATATATTGTCGTTAAAATTATTCCAAGTTAAAGTTAGATTGGTTCCAATCTGAGCAGCAATCTCTGCATCAGTCTTAACATTTGTTTCAAGAAAAATATCTGCTTCCTCTAAAGTATCTGGTAGATTTTCAGGATCTTCATCTAATACTAATCCCCCAGTATCCTCTTTAAGTTTCATTAACTGATCCTTAATTGCAACCTGAGTTCTTATCCTCTGCTTCTCTTTATTTTTCTCCGATGAAGATAGAGGATCGACAGCCTCTAAGTTTGGGTAAGGATTTCTTGATAGTATTTTATTTGTGACTATTCTAGCAAACTTTGGTAGAATAGGAACTGGTGTGTAATCGAGATTAACTAAACTACCATCTGCATTATTTGCATCTAGGTTTGTTAGTATTTGCTTGTATATGTTTGTGTCTTGAGTTCCGTTTGAATAATCTCTATTCCTATCAAAAGTTTTATTCCTTTTGCTAATCATGGAACTAGAGTTGTGTCTTTTGCCCCACTGTGATTCTATAGCCTTGGCATATTGGAGGCCATAGGCTTCCGATTCCTTCATTTGCTGAGGTGCAAGTGGATCTGGGAAACCTGACTTTTTATTCTTACTATTATACATCAGGGTTTTCTATTTTTGCAAATATACTAAATATCACGTTTTTAAGATATAGGTTTATATCTCCTGAAAAATTTCTTTTCAGAAAAATTTATTTGTTTCTTTTTTTGTTTAACTTTTTGTGCAGCAAGTAAAGCTAGACCAGAACTTATAGTTAAGTCAAACTTAGTTCTGTTGTTTATGTCAAACGATATCCAGTCCTCTAAAGTTTTATTAAAATACATACTCCCCATATCTCCAGTATCTCTATTAAACCCTACATGGTTGTGAATATAAGATTCTATAGCATGAGCATGAGCTTGAATAACATCCTGTGAGTTAGATGGTATTCCTTTTGTTTTTACATTTACCTTAGAGTTTGGAGACGATAAATGTTTTGGTCTAGATAAAAGATATCCATCATAACCCCTTGATTCAAAGTGTCTTGCTATACCATACTTGTTATTCTCTATAAGTATAGGATATCCATAAAAAACAGCAGACATTAAAACATCTTCATAAAATATTTTAGCTAGAGGTGGACGGGATGCATACTCCAATACAAACATATTTGATGGGTGTTCCATATGAAATTTATTGTATAGGTGAAGCGCACCCTTAGATCCTCGTCCGTCGACGGTGGCATCAAGATCATACGAGTCGACCCCGCCTACTCCTAGCTCTGCATTTGGTGGTATAAGTTTTCCTCTTTCATATTTTTTTATGTTTCTTAACTCTGGGGGCGGCATCCAACTTATTTTAAATCTACCAGTAGGATCTGGCTTGAACACAACCTCTGTGTCAGCTACTCCATCTTTCCATACAAAGTTTCCTTTAACAATAGGATTAGGAAACAAGTCATCGTTGTGTTGTATCTGTTCATATATCTGACCTATGTTAAATAGGCTACCAGCTATACTATCTCTAAAGGCTTCGTCCTCAGTAAAAGGAAACTGTCTTGTTACTTCGTTTAATTCAGATGGATCTCCTTTCAGGCTGTCTCTCTCATTCTTAAGATATGTTTTGGCTCCAAAAATAATATCATCGCCATCTAAACCATCTATAACTTTTGTAGGGTCTTCTGTTACTGGGTGTCCGTACTTATCAAAAAAACCTTCTAATGATTCGTATGATGGTATAAATAGCCTGTACAATCCAGATCTAGTCCTCCCATTCGAATTCCTTTCTGTCGGACTCGAATCCATCCAAAGATCCTTGTATTCTTTTCCACCTTTGTCCATCGGATTTACCGTGCTTCCTACTAGAGCCTTTCCTACGATTCTTCGCCCTACGATCAAACAAGTCCTCTGTATCCTCCAAGCGTCTCTTATGTCTGTTGGTTTTTCCCATTTTCCTGCTTCGTCTAAATATAATATGTGTAGCTTCTCTCCATCATATGCATTGTTAGTTGTGTTCTTCCAGTTAATGACAGTGTTTAAAGCTTCACCAGTTTGAGATGTTTTATTGTTTTTTGTAATACGTTTTGAAGGCTCACGAAAAGCTAGCTCCATACGTGGGTTTGTCGTACCGTCTTGTATAGGTTTAAAAAAGAATGGGTAGTTTCTAAACATGTAAACTACCTTTTTCATAAAGATATTTTCCTGAGCATCTTTACCAGTCTTTGACTGTATACCTAAAAGCTTGTCTTTAACCTGTGTAGCTTCGTCCACAAGAACAGAAGCACAGATATTAGTGTACCCAGAACGGCGACACTTAGTATATAGCTGACCGATACAACGAGGATCAGACTCGCACGCAGCCATGTGTAAAAATATTTCACGTTGAAAATTTAAAAAGTATGGGTATCCTACATCTAGCTTAGTCCACTGGAGCATCATGTAATGCCGCCCCGTAATATATGTAGGTGTACCGTTATTATAAAACCAAAAGCCCTCACGCCTACGCCTAAACTCTTCTTCGATATATGGGCGAAACTTTTCTCTAAACTCCCTTGGCATCTCCGCCCACTCATCCATAGATTTAACACGAGACAGTTCTTCAGGCATAGATACCCTCTCCCACACCTGCATAAACTTTGACTTTTGATGTCCGAAAATTTGTTTTTTAGCGGGCCTTTTGGGAAGACAAATGAGTATCCCACCGAGCTCAATAACTTCACCTTCCGAACCATTGGGACAAATCTTGATAGCAGGTTCATTGTACTCTTCTAAGTTTAGTAAGTTGTTCATTTAGAAAATCTCTCAGCAAAACCTCCACTGTAATCTTTGGCAGATTCTATTTCTCCGTTTGTTTGTAAATCCTTAATCATTTGCTCTAGTCTTTGCCTTTCAACAAGAAGTTCTTTAGCATCTGTAGCAGTTTGTTTTATGGATTGAAGTTCTGCTTTTCTTGCACTACCATTTATTTCAGGATCAACAGGCTTTTTAATTTCATCAATCATATTATTGATAGCAACCTCCATGCTATTCATGAGCCTTTGTGCAGCTTCTACTGTAGTAAATTTACGCTTCGACATATACTCCTAACAAATCTTCTGCACGAGTACGGTAGTATTCCTGACCATCTATCTTTATGCGGTAATCTCTATTCTTTTCAAAGCCTACAATATCACCTTTCTTAACTCCAAGCTCTTCAAGCCAAGGGGCGTCGAATGCAACCTCAGCTTTAGTGGGTAGCTTTTCATCCTCAGTGTTTATAACCTCTATAATATCTGAGTGGACCTCAGCTTTCTGTTCTATAGGTTTTAGCAAAGACCATCCTGCAAGAGGGTGTATTTCCCCTGTTTCTTGAGACTTATAAGCAATAGCTTGATTGTTTACCGTATGAACATCATCGTACCTTATAAGATAATGATTTTCAAATCCAGTTAAAGATTGACCTTCATTAATTACTACCAAGTGATGAAAGTATAATGTGTCACCTTCCTTAACTCCTGTGTTATATTTTATGGGAGCGCAAACTACTGGACCTTCCGTTACTCTATGCTCAAACTCATCAAACCTGTTATCTACATATAGCTCTAATCCAGATTTAGTTTTAATAGTATCGTTAAGAGTTTTCTCTAACTCTACGACAAATAAATTTAAGGTTTTCATTTTAAAAATTTAAATCAAATTCAACTATGCATGACATATCATCAATGGCTTTCCACAATACTTGCGAATCGTCAATGTTAATATATACAAGATATCTTTTTTTATTGTAATGTGCAAGATGTCTTTCGTCTAGCAGTATAGTGGATACCTTACCTCCACCTGCTCTCATGCCAATATAATACGCCATGGCATCTTTCGGATCTCTTCCGATAATAATTTTTCTAATAATTCCTTCCATTTTAATTAAGTGAAATGCCAGTTCCGTTAAGTAAATCGTCTAGACCTCTATCAATATCATTATTGCTGGCATGAGTGTTATATATAAAATCAACTAACTGATCTAACTCTGTATTGTTTTCAACACAAATATTGTACAGACCCTTAAACTCTTTAAAATACTGATTTTTGTTGTTATATATTCCAGAAACTAAAATGCATGCAAACTTACTATCCATTTCGTATCTAGATACTATTTCTTCAATCTCTTTGTATTTACTTTGAATCTCTAGGAAAAAAGATGTTTCGTCCATATATTTGTTGAAAGTTTAATTTATGCCTAAAAGCAGAGTAGAAAAGAAAAAAATGTTTAGAGATTTTTCTAAACTAAATCAAAGATACGTAAAAAGAAACTACCTTAAAAATTTAAAAACAAAAATAAACGAGTTCTGTAGAAGGTATGATATTTTTGAAAAAGAACTTATGTTTATGCTTTGGGCATACGATTTAGAATTTTGGACTTTAGACTTTGCAAGCAAAGATTACGATTACTCTAAAAAACATATTGGCGAAAGAATAGTATTTCCTTTAGCAAAAGAGGGTTACGTTTATAAACACTTTGAAAGGTTGACACCATCTCAAACATTTGAGGACCACATTTTCAGAGAAGAAACAAAAATGAACTATAGGGTGAGGTATGCGTTAACCCAAAAGGCTAGATTACTTGTGCAGGCTTTTTATAGAGCGCTGGAAGGTTAATCTTTAAATTGTTTATAGTAATTACCTATAGCCTGCAATGACTGGTTTGTGGTTGGAGGACAATCACTTCCATTATAAAATCTTGCGTCTAAGATCTGACCTCTAAACTCTGTAGAGGTTGAACCGCTAGCTCCTATTCTATCTAGATTAAATGTTTGACCATTACCAGTTGTATTGTCTGAAGCAATAAGATTTCCGTCTATGTTGTAAAAATTAAGTGTATTAGAGCTTACAGATTTTGATAAAACAAGAACTTCTACGTCATTACCAAAAGTATAAGATATAGAACCATTGTTTGTATTATTAGTAGCTATAGTAATTTCTACGCCTCTAGCTGAATTAGGTCTGTATACAATGCCAGCACCTCCAGCATCAATACCAAGATACCCTCCATTGTTAGAGCTATACGGTAATATACAGTCAGTACCGCTGTTTAAATCAACAAAAGCAAACACCCAGAACCAAGCTTCACCAAAATGAAACTCTTCAGCACTACTTAAGTCTAAAAACATGCTCCCATCAAATGATGAGGATGTTACAGCGGGATGAAGCTTATTATTAAATCCTACAGTTCTGTGTAAAGGTCTTTTAGAGCTAGAGCTATTACTCCATGTTCTACTTCCTACACTTCCTTTTGAAGCTCTTCCAGTAATTGCTTCGTTAGCTGAAACTACTGGTTCAAATGCATCAAATCTTACTTTTGGTTTTCCCATTATGCTGCGTCTATTGATATGTTACTTAAAACTCCTGCATCTGTTGAGCTATCAAATCCTGTTATGTTTAAGGTTCCTGTAAAATTATAAATTTCTCCAGAGCCACTAGCGTCCAATTCAGCGTCGGAACCTCCGCTATCCAAGAATGTAGCAACAGTTAAATCTACTTTTTTGTAATCATCTGCACTACTTATAGTAATATCACTTGTGTCTGGTGCTAAAAAATAAATTTGCTCGCTAGAGCCAAGGTATTGAAATACATTGAATGTCTTAGTGCCGACCTTATCTGGATCAGCTGTTACGTTAGTAACTGTTAAATCAAAAGTACCGTTCACTTTCTTTCCATTACCCTGTGTAATACCATCTAATAAAGCAGCTTTTGTTACTGTATCATTTGTACTAAAAAGCACCATTACGTTCTCGTCATCAGTAGCCGTTACTAAAAAAGCGCTGCCACCTCCGACTACGGAGTGCTTTAGCTGAATAACGCTTGGTGCTGATGTGTGTAATATATCTACTCCTAATCCTAACATTATGCTTGTCCTCCAAAAAATTCAGTTATATCCGACGGCTGCAATATAAGGCTTTCTGTGAAATCTCTATATACGATAGTTACCTCCTCTCCATCTTCTAGTGCTTTTGCTATAGGAGGATACACACGCTTGTAAGCGGTGGTGCTCTTTCCTATAAAACCGTCTTTTTTTGTGTTGTTGTTTTCTTGCGTGTCACCCAGTAGTAAACATCCCGCAGTGTCCTCATCAGTATTACCGCAGTGAAGAAGAATATATTCAAAGTTTGGTACGTCCAAGACATGAAGCATACCTTTATGTATGTCAGCAAATCTTTTACTGTACTTGGCGTGGTATCCACCCACAGTTCTAAAACCGATATTATACTCTCCTTCAGGTATACAAGTTTCTCCGTATACTTTTTTCTCGCGACTTTCGTCTTCCAGCGTGTAGCATAGAAATCTTCGTGGTCCATTTGTTATATCAAATAATATACCGTTAGTTGAATCTTTCCCTTTGTTGAATCTTATTACTTCTAGTTTCATTTTTTAATTTATTCAGTCTTATTTTCTCAGCTTCTACTGATGGTTTGTTCCATTTTTTCTTAGCGTTGAAATATTTTTTTCTCAATCAAAATTTGTTTTTACGAAAAGTTTGTTGTATACTGAGATCAGCAGTCCAAATATACGACTGATTTATTAACCTTTAATATATACGTTATGAGAAATTTAATTTTAACATTACTAGCAGTAGCACTACTATTACCGTTTTTTCCAACAGAAGCTTCTGAAAATAGAAAAAAGGTTAGAGTATACAACAGCGCTCAGATGCAAGAACTTGTAATTACATACAGACATCTGCAATCACCATTACCTTGGGAGAAGTAAAATAACAAACAAATAAAAAAGGGGCGCAAGCCCCTATTTTATATATTATATACATTTTAAAATAAAGCTGTGGGGTTTTTATTTCTCTATAGACATTTCGTACTCTCTAAGAGCAGCTTCTGGATCTTCAGCCGACATTATATACGATAGAATATCAGCTTCTTCAATATGACTTGTCATAGTCTGTTGAGGGCCTTGTCCCGCACCCGCTTTGTCTATTGCATCATTAACCTTTTTTGTAAGATTCATAAATGTTTCGCTATCTCTAACTGAGCTTGGCATATCTTGAATACTAATTCTACTTCTTTCAAGCCCTCCATTCGTCCTCTTTTCGATCTGAATACCTGCAAAACCTCCATACGTTCCTGCACCTCTAAGACCACTGCTTCCTATACCTGTGGTAAACCTTGGGTATACGCCCTCTCTTTTAAAAGACTTTGGTTCTTCAGGTTCAGTCTTAGGTTCTAATTCAGGCTCCTTATCTACACTCTTTTTAACTAAAGAAGGTTCTGTCTTCTTAATAACTTTCATTTTTTCTGGAGCTTCTTCAACAGCTGGCTCTTCTTCAACAGCAGGTTCAGGCTCTCTTTCTTCTAACCCAACTGGTATAGTAGTAATCGGAGCAGCTGTGCTTTCAGTAGCTGACACAAAACCACCTCTATCATCAAAACCACCTCTATCTGCTGTGGTTGTTCTAACCACTCTGTCGAGAAGGTTTGCTAAATTTCTTGCTTCTCTTTCTCCACTTACAAATTTATCATCTCCAGAATCATTTTCATCTTCTCGACCTAAAACTTCTATAGGGTTTCCATCTTCATCGTGGTATTGACCACCATGCTTATAGAGCTTTCCTCCGTTTAAAAATCTTTTAATCATGATAGCGAGCTTACCTTTGTCGCTCATCATTCCTCCGTGTCCAAATTTTTTTATTTTCATATTATATAATTATGATGGGTCTGACGCTGCATAAACTTCTACATCTACAGAAGCTGAATCTGCATCAATAGATATTTCATCTATATTAGCTAGTGATAAACTCTGTCCTCCTGTAGCATTAGCATCCATTTGACTGTCAGTTAACAAAAAGCTAGATCCTGCAGGAACCTTTTGAAAGTATTCTTCGCTGTTTCCTTTTACTCTTATAACTATAAAGTTGGTAGTATCTAGGTTTGTAAGTCTTAAGTATTTAAGAGTTGCATCTTTTATTGTTCCAGCTGCATCAGCACTATTAAATAAAAGAACTGTTTGTTCTGTTACAGTGCATGTAATAATTCTATGATCAACAGATGTTACACTATAAGAAGCTGTATTACTACTTCCTATTGTTTGACCATTTAATGTTAAGTCTTCTGTTATCGTTACGTTTAATGTTGCCATTATATTCTCTTTTTCTTTTTCTTTCTAACTCTACCACCATACTTGAAAGTATTTGCTAAACCAGCAAGCCCACCACCCTCTATAGTATTGTCTATCTGGGGTGGCTCTATAGGTTGTGGTTCTCCAATCATGTCTTCCATTAAAGGCTGAGGAGCTACTAAATCTTTAACATCACCTAATGCTCCTGCTACTTCTTTTACACCCCCTGCAATTTCCTTAACGTCGCCTGCAACATCAACAGCCTTTTTTAACTTACCTAGCTTATCCACACCCTCAACAGCTTTACCTATTTTACCTAGCTTATCTGCACCTTCAATAGCCTTACCTAACTTACCTAACTTACCTAACCCTAGTAATTTACCTGCTCCTGCACCTCCTGCACCTGCTGCGCCTGCTGCACCTGTACCTCCCGCTGCTGCTGCTGCTCCCCCAGCTAAGGCTGGTGCTGCTAAGGCTGCTCCTCCAACTAATGCACCTGCTTTTAATAAGTCTTTACCTATAGCTTTTCTTCTTTGTTTCCTTAAATCTTTAAGCTCTGAAAGCTGACTGCCAGATAAAGATCCACTTCTTTTTTGCCTTCTCAAGCTGCGAAGTCTACTTCTTTCTGAAGCTGACAATCTATCTGTCTTTAGTCGTTTAAGTCCTTTATGATCGGGTGTGTGTGGCATGATGCAAATATAAGGTTATTTATTTTTCCTTTCATACATGCTCAGAGCTATGGCAACAGCCTGTTTCATAGGCTTACCCTTCTTCATTAGCTTTTTTATTTCGCTAGCTACAAATTTATTCTTTTTTACTTTCACGACGTATAGAGTCTTTGCCCTTTTTAAATATATTCACCACTTCATTCTTCTTCATCACCTTTGCTCTCTGTTCTCCTACAGTAAGAATCTGTATTTTTCTTGCAAATGGTTTCCCACTTCTTTTAACTTTAGCAACAGTAGCTCTAGCATCTGCTGGTGTAGCAAACTTAATGCGGACAGTATCCTTAGGATTTTCGTCTGTGTAGAGCCTTCTACCAGATCCTTTGGGTTTCTTCCCAGTACCTACCTTAGGGTCTCTCTTTTTTACTCGCATACAACTATTCTTGCGTTTAAACTACAATAGACTCTTCAGTACATACAAAAATACATCTGAACAGCCTATTATCTTCATTGTCGATGCCGTAAAGGTATAAACTTTTTTTTTAAAAGTCAAGATTAAAGAGATTATTTAAGAAACAGCCTCTAAAAAGTTGCAAATCACAGCGTTATAGCCTCTAAAGTAAATTAGCGTGATTAATATATGTGTAGAATCCTGCTAGATTTCGGCAGATCTGTAGGCAATCTCGAAAAAAATGCCAGAAATGTAGAGGATGGGGATTATATATTTTAAAAACAAAAAATTTTGCAAAGCAAAATCAATTTTTTTTAACCACCCCCTGCAACAAAGTTGCAGATTTGCACATACATTCTAGCTTTTTACTCTGCTGTAAACCAGCTACTTAAGTAAATCTACCTGAAGCATAGCTTCACAGCGCACGATGCAATGTGCTGTTTGTGAACGTGGGACAATCCCCTACCTAAAGCATTGCACGAGGTATCATACCCTCAAGAGGGTATTTACTATTAGCATTTCTAACTTAGTGTTAGCAATTATAATACTAAGCTACGCTTAGTATTAAACTTTGTATTAGCAATTAAATTATCAGTACAAAATCCCCTCGCCTCATGTGCGCCTCATGCACGCGCAAGCGCTCGCGCCATAGCCTGAATTTTCGCCTGTTTCCACGCGGGTTACTACGTAACCTTCCTGCGGGAGAAATCGCGCAGGAAATTAATCCCTCAAAAACTTGACATCACTGTTTTATTTCCCTATCTTTGTGGTATGCTTTTCGAAAGTCGAAGGGCTTAAACCAAAAATCTTTACATCATGTCAGACATCACGACACAAGCAATCAGAGATTGCAAGAAAGCAGTTAACCAAGCGAAGTTCAACCCAACGAAGGCACGTAAGGCCAACGCAATCAAACTCCTAAAGGAGTTGATGGATGCTGTCTCTAACCTCGAAGAGGTTAAGGCAAAGCCAAAGCGTAAGCCGAAGGCTAAGCGTAAGCCGAAGAATCAGAGACTCGAAGAGTCTCAGGCAAAGCAGAACGTAGCTGAAAACTTCATACCTGAGGCGGTGGCAGAGGTAAATCACCTGTCTGAGTACAGCGAGCTTATAGCTTTTGGATTCTCAGTTGAGGAGGCAGTTCGCTACTGCAAGGCGCTCATGGACGGTGCGCCACAGCCAGCGTAGCACACACAAGCCAAGCACACAGGGTGCAAAGGAGGTTCGACTCCTCCTCTTGGCTCTAACCTTTAGAAGGTTTAATATACTACTCCTCTCATTTATGAGAGTAGTATATAAACCCTCTTACAAACCAAAATTTTATACATCATGACACTAAAACACACAATCAGACAGGCGTACATCAATACGCTACTAGACGGGGGATTCACAAGCCTTGCAGATGGCATAACCAACCCAACCGAAGGTTACATTGTAGGTGGTGTAACTGAGCCAACCACTATGTATGCAGAGGTTGACGGGAGCGCATACCCTGACGTGAGCGCACACTTCAAAGCCTTCAAAAAGCTATGGGATAAGTACGAAATGCTACTGTCCGAACACAAACCCAACCTTATCCCATACTCTGCTGGACTGGGTGTGGGTACATGGATACACGAGGGGCAGATATACTTCGACCTTGTGCAACACCTGTATAACCTAGACGTAGCTACGAACATAGCGAAGGAACGTGGCGAGATAGCAATCTACGACTGCAAAAACCAAAAAGAAATATTACTATAAACCAAAAATTTTATACATCATGATTACAATCTTAGACTTTTCATCTGGCGAAGTACATCAGTACTGCCTACCCGAACACCTAGTAGACGCTCAAATAGAAGAGGTTGAAGAGTGGGTAGCTGAACAAGGCTTTAGGCTAAAAGACATCGAATTTATGACTCACGATTTTGATAACACAATCATACACTAAACCACGCATCATGAGTAGAATATTCAACCCATATAGAGGCTTTAGCTTTGAAGAGCTAGAACTAGCATACGAGTACTTCACATGGTGTGAGGACACAGAGGGCGTAAGCCTAGTGGCAGAGGCATTCTGCGAACAAGCAAAATTAGATATTAACTTTTAAAACCAATAAAACATGGGATTACTAGAAAGAGCGGATGACGATTACGAAATGTACCGTGATGACGGGTATATGTGGGGTGTACCGCATACGAAATCAATCGATTTACCAAAGTACAAGCAGAATCTTTCTGTGCGCAAAGAATTTTGTGGCTCGAATGGTTGGAAAATCATCGTCAAGAGCTACGATACTGACGTTGCATGGGGATTTGAAAGTCTAGGTTCATTGGTCGTAACTGACTGGCACTCACCTACTACATCTAAGCATATCAACTATGTAGCTGAGCAGTTAGGTATGGTAGTGAGAAATATCTATGATGACAACGCCAAGAAGGTCAATAGATACAAGTAATAACTACGTTATTAGAAAAATAAATTTGGAATTTGGAAAAGTCTGTCGTATATTAGCAGTCCGATTCAAACCAATCGAAACCAATTAATACATCATGGACGTAATAGATAACATTATCGAAGTGTACCGAATGGAAGGGTACACAATCACTCGTGAAGAGGCAGTAGAAATTAACGATGCAATAGACTTTGCATACGAAACATGGACAAAAAACCAATAATTATGAAACTATTTGAAATAGAAGTGGTGCGTACATACACCACAACAATCGAGGTAGCTTTACCTGACGAGCTTACGCCATCAGACGTTGAGAGAATAACAAACTACGAGCTAGAAGACATCGAAGGCTATGAGCATCTATACGATGAGATATGGGATACGCTAGGCGAGGCAGAGCTTGAGCAATGCGACACAGAAATGCTATCCGTAAAAGCAAAAATAAACCAGTAAAACATACATCATGAAACTAATAGAAAGATACAGTAAAGTAAACGATGCACTAGAAATGATAACATGCACTGGTGCTGGATACGACCACGATGAGTGCATATGGGATATTATGGGATACTACGACTGTGGTATAGACGATGAGGATGTGCTTCGAGAGAGAGTGGAGGCACTAGAGAATCTAGCCAAAGCAATAGAGCGAGTTAATAACACAGAAGTAGTATACTGCTAAAAACTAAACACAATGAATATAACAGACAAAATAATTGACTTCGAGTGTGGCCTTCTAGACGACACGGGAGTGCTAGAGCTATTCGCTGAGCTAATCAGCAATGGCATGGCATGGACACTACAAGGTAGTTACGGGCAAACTGCATCAGCCCTTATAGATGCGGGTTACATAGACACAGACGGAAACATTACAATGATATGAGCAAACGTAAACCAAAAACACAGACAGGGTTCGCATCATTCAACATGCACGAACTAGCAGAGATAATTACAAAACCAATTAAACCAAAACAAAATGAGTTACAAGATACAAGAACGAGCAGAGAGGTACGTTGATATTATACGCAACGGATATAACATGGAGGACGAATTTGAATGGCTAGTACAGGCGGTGCTGTCCGATCCGACACACGCTAGAGATATGCTTATTGACGCAATAAAAGAAATAACAAACGAAACAATACAACGATGAAAAATTACGCAGTATACAGAGTGTATAGAGATAACTTTGACAAGGATATCCTATACCATTCTCTAACAAGAGAAGAAGCACAGACAATAGTACAAAACTCACCCAATGAAAAGAATAGCATGGTGGTATTCGATGAGATGCCACGTGATATGTTATGGGGTATAAAAGCAGATGAATATGAGTAACGAACAAGAATTTAACCCACTAGAAGGCTGGACACAAGAACAGATTAAGTCTGCCCTAAAAGCAAATACAAAGTCGAGTCTGTTAAAATCAGCAATGCATTGGCGCATTATAGCAGAGCAACTACAACTTCAACTAAATGATTTACATAAAGCAAAGCATAGTGAAGTTCCAAAGGATAGTGCCTATGATGACACCGAAACAGGAACGTCAGTTGAGGACTAAGCGATGTATATAAAAATAAAATAACACACCATGACTACACAAGAAAGACTATATCACCAAAGACAGATAGCTAATGCTATACAGAGACATGAAGAGTTCTACAAAATAGAATCAACAAATATTCTGTTACCGACACCGCAAGTATGCGGTACACTAACACAACAGCGTACCTATGCTATGGACAAAGCGTTTGAGATATTGATTGGTATGTAACGACATACCTAGTGAGCGTCTGGCAAGATCCGCTAGGGTGTGATGCCCCTACCCGATTGACTGCTTTTATTGGTTATGCA